TTCGTTGCGACGAGCCCGGCCCTGTAAGGTTGCCGTCGTAGGCGAAAAAGCCGCGAGATTGAGCTTTAGAATTAGGGATTACTAAACCACCGTTCGGAAAGGTTACTTCGCCCGTACCGTTTTTGACGTGGATTGCAGGCAGGAAGCCTACGCGAAACCAAATGTCACCTGTCGTTTCCGTATCGATATAGAGATCGCTCGTAGATCGAAGGCCTGAGACGAGATTCAAATATCCGTTAACATCTACGTTTCCATAGATCGAGACTGAGCCGTCTGCGTTTATAACGATTCGATTAGTTAGGACGCCTCCCGGCCTCGCGCGAAATGCAATGATCGCGCCGTCGCCTGCGTCGATATAAACGCCGCCATCGCCGTCAGGATCATTGCCTCTATAATCGACGAGTAGGCCCGCACCGCTCGGAGCTTGAACATTTATTCCGTTAAAGTCGGGCTGTACTGTTTTGCTTACGTCCTGCCCGATCGAGATAATCGGATTTACAGGATCTGAGCTATCAATATTGACGCCGACGCCCTCGACGATCGAGGCAACCGTCCCGCCGCCGCCGCCGCCGCCGCCGACAGGCGCGATCTCGACAGCTCCGGCAAAGACGCGAGCGCCTTCGATAAGGTGTAGATCGCCGTCGTCTGCGTCTGCGTATCTAAAGTCTGGTGCTGCTTCCGGTGGCCTCGGCATCTTTTTTTTGCTTCTTATCTTTCGCCTTTTCGACGCGAGGCTCGTTATCCGTAACGATTTCAAAGCCTCGCGTCGTCTTAAAAAATTCGCGCGTCATAAGTAACGTTTTGCCGTCGCTTAGACGCCTTACTTTTATTTTTTCAGCCATTCGTTAGGCTCGCGTAATCTCGACGAGCACCGTACCGCCCGGATCTACGAGGCCTGCTCCGTTGTGTATTGAAGTCCACGCTAATTCATCGCCCGCTTTTACATCTACAGAGCCGGAAAGCGTCGCCGCTGTTTCATCAAACGCGACGAGATTGACACCCGCGATAAGGTCAAGCGTTGCTATCACAGCGCCGCCGCCGCCTGTTTGTCCCTTATTTATAACGCGAAATGTTCGTCTATTTACCGCGTCGCCGATTGCTGCTCCCTCCGGCGTAAACGTTACACGCGTCACTGTGCCGTCGTAGAGCGACGCGCCGAGAGAAAAATTATCATCGACGGCAATTGCGACGCCCGGATCGTACCCCTTGAGCTGCTGTATGTACGGCATTTGATCTGACATATTTTTTCTCCCTTTTACTCTTCGACGTGCGTTGCTTGATACGCCTCGGCTGCTGCCTCTTCGTCTGTTTCCGGCGTCGGTAATTTATGCGTCACGCCTGCGAAGGTGTAATTACGATTTGGCGTAGGATCTACAGCGACGCCGTAAAATCCTTGCTCGTTTTCGTCGTCTGAGGGCAAATCGAGACGCCTCGGCAATTTTTTCATTGCCTTCGCGAGGTTCGCTCTGCGTAGATCTCGACCGTGCGCGAGATCCGTCTCAGGCGTCGCTGCGCCTTTTATAACGCCTAAGAATGAATAATTTTCATTCGGCGTCGTATCGACTTGCGAGCCCTGAAAGCCCTGAGCGAGCTCCGAGGCGTTGGCGTCGTGAAATTTGCTCTTCGCTTTCGTTTCCGGCGTCTCCGCTAATGCTTCCGCTTTCGTCGATGATGTTTGCGAAGTCGTCTCTTTCGTCGTATCTGATTCTCGATTTTTGTTCATTGTTTTCCTCGCTCGATATCGCTTGCGTGCGTTTAATAAGGCCTAAGAGAGCGCCGTCGTTGCCCTTGAGTTGGATCGCGCGAGCGTTAGCAGCTTGCCGCCTGCTTTTAAGTGACAAGTTATAAGCTAACGCTCGTTTTTCCTCGTCGGTGTAGGACATTAAGGTAGTTCGAGATCAGAGGCCGGATATCGATTCGCCTCGACAACCTGATCGTGATTGATGATGTTTGCGACTTGCCAACCTACGCGGAAAGTCAAGCGCATAGCGCTCATATCCTGCTGCATAAGGTTGTAAATGATCGAGCCTGTCTGATCTTGAATAACGCCCTCGGTAAAGAGCTTAAAGCTGATATCCTGTCGAACGCCGACGACAAACTGATCACGCTGCAAGAAAAACGCACGAGGCGAGACGCCGCCGATCGCTGTAGGAAAGAGGCCTCGCATCGCGTAAATAATCGGCATTCCGTCGAGCATTTTAAGATCGCCTGAGACGCGGCCCGCGTCGAGTCGATCGCCGAGCGTGTTTCTCGCCGCTCGAAGTTTGCCCTTAAACGAGGTAGCAGCGACGACACCATCGGCCTCGTAGCCGTCAGCTTCGAGCTTGCCGAGAGCGATATCGATATCACCCATATAGCCGCCTGCTGCGGCTGCCGAGCCTTCTGTCGTATCGTTTCCGGCTGCTGTAAGAGCTGTCGTTATATCTGGCGGGAAAGAGGCGGGCGCGTTAACACCGAAAAAGATCGCTTGATCGAGCGTCCGGCCTGCGGCCTCTGTCATATAGGGCATTGCTTCGTCCCAAATATTGACCTCGGCGTCAGCGATAACGTTATCGGGAACGGGGATAATAACTGCGATCTCTTCAATATTGAGATACTTATTAGCCCAATTAACTTCGGTCGTTTGCTTGATACCCGTATCGCCATTGACCCAATACGCGGTCGGCAAAGCCGAAATAACGGGCATTCTTACTTGAGCACGCCCGACAGGAATTCGACGAAATAGATTAAGAGCGGCAGACTCGTCGGTCATTCGACGAATTAGATCGTTAGAGACTTCCTCAGGCATTAAGGCCTGCGCATCGGTACGCGAAACAATATTGTTATAACTTGGCATCTTTTTTTCTCCCTCGAAGAGCTAGGTGTTAAGCTCTTTTTGCGTGTAGCTCGCGCACCCACGAATTCATATCAACTGGCCCGTTTTGAGTCTTTCGACCGTCTCCGGCGTTAATGTTTGTCGGTGCGTTAGTAAACAGCGTTGGAGCGAGAGATTTTACCGAGGCGATAGCATCTGCGAGGTTCGTAGGTTTGCCGTCTGTACCGTATTCGAGGCGAGAATGCACGAGCTCTTCGATCGCGGCGTGATTCGTTGCCGGAACGTTTAACTTTGCATCTGAAATAACAGTTCTGATTTCTTGCCTTGCCTCGACGCGTTGCCGTGCGGTGCGCTCTTCGTTCAATTGCTGTTGGAGACTTTCGACCGTGATTACGCCTTCCGTGTCGCCTGTCAAGCGCTTGAGCTCGGCCTTTACGCCTGACTTAACGCGATTCGCGACGATGCGATCGAGATCGGCCTGTGAGAAAGTCTTGTCAGTTTGCGCCTGATTGTTTTGAGCGTTATCAGTTCCCGCGTTCGGCGTCGCAGAAGCACCCGTATTGTTTCCCGCCGCGTCCGGCGTATTTTGTGCGTTCTGATCTGTCGTATTTGTTGCAGGCGGCGTACCTTGAGCAGCAGCAGCGCCTGTCGTGTTTTCTGTACCTTCGAGCGGCATAAATTTTGACGTGAAAAAACAAAAAAACCGCCAAGACGCTTTGAGCGTTTTAGCGGTTGTGACTCTTTCGAGTTGTGACCTTTAGAAACTTAAATTTTTCAAGCAAATTAAATCATAAGACGAGCTGTATATCAAGCGAGTTTTTCTGCCTCGATTATTTTCGCCTTGAGATCAGGATATTTTTTCGCGAGCAAATGAAAGAGCGATCTCAAATGCGACTCGATATAAAAGTCGATCGATTTTGGCGCTTCCTTGCTCTTCTTTACGATCGATCGAGGCTTTAGGTTTTGAATTTTGCGAGGGTTTATATCGTCTTTCATACTGTTTCGATCAGGCCTCTAAGCCACCATCGGATCTCATTAAATACTGTCTCGATACCCTTTGCCATTGCGATTTCGCCTCGTTTTAGAGCTCGATAATTTGTCGAGAGCTTGATTACCTTATCGACAGGCGGCGGCATTTTCGGGTGTAACCATTGCCACTTGCGAAGAGCACGAGGCAGAGCGACGCCCTCGATTATAAACGAAGGCCTATTAAGCCAGTTTGAAACTTCGAGGCTCGCGTTTGACCATCCTAAATGGATCACGCTATCTGTCGAGAGCAAAGGGATCGAGAGCTCTTTACTCAAGCGCTCGCCGAGCGTCGATTTGCCCGATCCCGGTGGGCCTATAATCGCAATGCGTAAAGGTTTAGGCTTAGGCCAATTCATATTTTAACGACGACGCTCTTTGCCCAATATTCGCGAGTTTTGATGTTGTCCCATTTAATGAAATAATTCCCGCCTGCCGAGAGCGAAATTAGCGTCCCTGCTATTCGAGGCGTCGCGCTCGGAAAGAGTTTTGCTCGCTCTGCAATTGTTGCAGCGTCGAGAGATACGCGATCGCCTGCCTCTAAGCTCTTTTTGTTGATCTTAGGCGGCTCGCCGTAGGCTGAAAATGTCGCCTCCTGTTTTGTATGCTCGCTCATTTCGTAGGTGCTCCCCTTTCTGCTCTCTGATCGAGCGCCTCAAGGATCGAGGAAGTCTTTGCATTCCAACCCGCGTCAAACGCGACGCGTAAGCGATTAACGAGATATTTCGACTCTGTTTCGCTATTCGCGAAAACTATATGCTTGAAGTCGTCGGACTCGCGAAAGGCTCGCCACGCTCTGCTATAAGGCGTCGAAATTGTCGAATTATCGCGCATCGTTTATTTTGCTAAGAGCGCAGCGAGTAGGCTCGCGACAAACGTTAGCCTCGCGATCTCTTTCAAGTCAGGATATTTCCCAACCGCCGAGCAAACTGCGAAAACAATAAGGCCCAAAAGACAAAGGATAAACGCTAAATGTGAAAATAATTCGCTCATAATAAAACCTCTCTGAAAAGTCGAAATATACGTCTTAACGCTAGGCGTATATTTCCGTTTTACGATTAGGCTGCTGCTGCCTTGATCGAGACGCTCGGCGGTGCTTCTGGCGGCGGCGGTACGATCTCTGTTTCTGCCTCGGCGTTAAATTTCGTAATATCCTCAGGCGTGTAACCGTATTCCTCGCGAAGAGTATCGACAGGAACATCGAGATTAGCTCGCTTGAGGCCTAGCGTCGTTAGAAACTCATTCTCTGAGCGTTGCTCAGGCGATTGCCATTGAGTTGTTAGGTTGTCCGCTGCTGATTGGTTCTCGATCTTGAGAGCGAGCTGCATTATACGAGCCCACGTCGGCCCGAACGAAAGCGAGAGTCGAGTTACCTTTTTTGTAAATCTCGCTTCGAGCGTTTTTAAGGCCTCGCCTGATACATTATTTCCCGTATCGATCGAAAAGAAATGTAAAGGCGTACCTGATACGCGAGCCATTTCGAGGCGATACGAATCAGCGACTTTTAGAAATTGCTCAAGATCCGTAGCGTCGAAATCTCCGAATTTCGTTTTCTCGTTATCAGTTGCCCACAGTCGATCAGTTCCGGCCTTAAACGGCGCGCTCGATTGTCCTGTTACCTCGTCTGTTATGATCTCAAGGCCTGTCGCCCATCGCTGACGAAAAGCCGAGAATTCCATCGCTACGAGCTTGTCACAAATCGTTTTATTGAGAGCATCCTGCAAAGGTATCGCGTCGCGTAAAACGGGCTCGGCCTCGAATTTGAACATCGGAACTACACCGTAAGGATTTACCGTAAGAGCCTCTTCTGTCTCGCTTATTAGAGGCGTAAACTGCGCGGCCTTGAGCTCGCCGATATTACCTGTCTTTTTAGGCGATTGGTATTTCTCGATTCGATCGGCGTAATAGAGGTTAAGGCGATAGACGAGATCCGGCGTGCGCCAGAGCTTGCAACCGAAGAGAGGCTCTTCGGTTTCCTCATCCTCGACGAGGCCACAATTTAGCGAGTTTTGCAGATAGAATTTTGCTACGCCTGAGGCGTCGGGCCAGACGATCAAAAAAGCCGAGCCCGTTTTCAAGGCCTCGATATGCGTATTAACAGAAACGAGCTCCATTTGCGAATGTTGCCAGAGTTTCCACGCGTTATCGTCTGTCCCTGTCGAGCCGTCAGCCTGATTGTTATCAGAGGAAAAGTTAATTATTTCCATTCGATCAGCAGGCGAATCGACGACGACAGGACAGAGGTTGTCTCGCATTGTTTGAAAGATCTGCCCGAAAGTGTTTCTAAATTTTTCAGTCGCGAACATCAAGGCGTGTTTGCCGTCGTAGTAATTCGAGTAGCGTCTGCGATCGTCTTGATCTTTACAAATTTCTAGTAACGCGGTTTGTATATCTTGATTTGGCATAGCAGTTTTTAAAAGCTGTAAAAGCGGCCCTTTGTTTGATTAAAGAAAAAGGAAGCATAGCGCCCTGCATCAAGGCAATGGTCATCAAATTTGATAACTTCGTCAAGTAAAGAGCCGACCTTCCCCGTTATCTTGCCTGTCTTGTCGGTTTTCCACGAATAACGCTTGATCTCGCGTAAGAGGTTCGAGCTCTCGCTATGTATGCGTAAAGGCTTTGATTTAACGAAATCGATCGTGTCTTTTACGATCTTAAAGGCGGGCTGTATCTTAAAGCCCGCTCGCGAGATTTCCTCGATACGCTGCGGCTCTGCGGCGTCTGCAATGATCTTTTGGCCTCGCAGCTCAGGAATTCCTTTAAGAGCGTCGATAAGATCGGCGTTCGTAAGTTTCGACTGATAGAGCAATTCTCGCCAGTAAAGCGTGTTGTCGTAGAAAGTAACCTCGACGAGAGCCGAAGGATTGTTAAAACCGAAGTCGAGCCCGTACACCGTTTGCCCTTTGTTGTAAGGCCAATTTGCACCCGTTTGCTCTCGCCAATGCGACCAAATTCGAGTACCGCCGAAGCCGATTTGACCGAGCCCGTAAACAGTCCAATATTCGTCGTCGCTATCCTCTAAGAGCTCGATCTCGCGAATTAGCTCAGGATCGAGGAAAGGATTGTCTTTATACGTCGTGACGTGCATTTCGCAATCCTCGCGAGTCTCTACGTCGTCATACACCCACGAATAAGGCTCGCTTGGGTTATAGTCCATTACAATCCATCGCTTTGTTCTAAAGGCGAGCTGTCGAAAGGCGTCGAGCGTCGTCTCGTTTACCTCATTGATAAAAACGTCGTCGCGCTTTCGCCCTCGAATTCGAGCAGATTCTGAGAGGCCTATAAACTCAATAAGATTGCCGTTTAGCGTATATTCGTTACTCGTGCGATTATGATGTTTTTCCTCATAGAGGCCGAGCGTATCGAGGATCTCGAAAAAGTCACGCATTGCCGAGGCCTTGAGAGCGGGCATCGTCTGGCGAGCGATCGTCAGCGTCTTTCCTGTCTCTTCGAGATAACGAAATACAAACCAAAGCAGAACATTGTAGGTTTTGCCTGAGCGCGTACCGCCTCGAAGCGATGTAATGCGCTTTTTAGCTTTCGAGAGAATATCGAAAACGACATTACTCTCGATCTCGATCTCGATCGGTTTTGGTGCTGTCGTCGTCATTCTTAACTATCCTGACGGTATATCGTCGAGGAATTAGATCGCCGCCGTCTTTGCCTTGCAATTCGATCTCCTGTCGCGCCTTCCCTTGCGTGCGATCATTG